TACTCGCCCGCAATCAGATACCGCGCTGGAAACCCATGGTTCCGCAAACGCTTGAGCCAAATCTGAATGTCCGAGTATGTGAGGACGGTCGTCCGCTCGTGGCGGTCTATCCCGTCCTTGTCCCGCCCGTAAGTCAACGTCACGGAATGCGTTCCTACGGCGGTCCGGCTTTCAGCCAAGCATCGACCAACCCAGTCGTTCGTAAGGTTGTCGATGCATATATCGCAGCTACGACAAGCCACGATGGTTCCCTCTGGGAGTGTGGTAGGATTACGGCACATTTTTAAGGCTCCATTACGTTGCTAGTCAGTAGCTGCATACTTACTCAAGGGAAGACGTGGTCCGAAAAAAGCCCCTAGATTTCTCTAGGGGCTTTTTTCTGCCGTCCCGGTTTACTTACCGGGAGCGGCGGCTGCTTCCTTTACGGATCGCGGGACCGCGAAGCCGTTGACGTTTCCGCCAATCGCCTCATAAAGCGAGCGCACAGCCTTAATCGCATTTTCGACCGCCTCCATACGGTCAAAGCGATCTTTTTCGGTCATCGCCAGCGCAAGCTGCGTCTGGGCTTGCTTTGCCAATAGACGGATTTTACCGGCTGATGCTTCTGTCATGTTAGCACTTCCTTTGCGCGTTCACGCCATTGGGCCAATTCCCAATGCGCGGGGTCATATGGAGATTTCCAATCTCCGCCCCACACTATAGCGATGCCACGCAAATGCGCAACCTCTTTTCCAATATGGCCCAGCAATTTCCACTGGTCCTTGGAAATGTTCCACGCAAATTTGCTATGAACAATGTCGGCTGCGCAATGCTGATGCGCGTACTCCTTTGTACCATCGTTTTTGGAGAAACCATTCCGGTACAGATGCGCTTGCATCTTGCGTGTGCGCACCACGGTTTGCGCGAACATGGGTATCCCCAATTCGGCGCACCTCTTTACCATGGCTTTCTCAAACTCCAGTATCAGGAGGTGCGCATTTTCCCTATGCGCCCTCCACTGTTGCTCTTGATAGCGTGGATGGCCCAAAAAGGGCCAATCCTGTAACGCTCTCAGGGCGTCTTGCATGTCGCCGGGAACACTGTCCCGGCTGACTTCGCCCGTATCGACGTCACTTTTTTCCGTCATCCTGTACCACAGCCCCCTTGTCGTCGGACACGGGTGGGACAGGCTCAACGGCTCCTTGGTCGGCCACCGGTTCGCCACCGCTTGTATCAACTGAAGCTGTATCGACTGGCTTTGCTGCGTTGACCCTTGCATAAGTTTGCTCCAGTTCTTTTTCCCGACGGCGGAAACGACGCATCATTTTTTCTTCGATGGCTACAAGCGCGGGATCGCGCTCCACGAACTCATGATGTGTCGTATAACTTTGTTCGTCCAGCGCCTCGCGGTGCTGCACCGACCCGTCACGAGTATAGAAATATACGTACGCCTCGGGATCATTGTGCGTAATCGCATATGCGCCGGGGACGACGAGTTTCAACGTTTCCCGGCCCTTGACCAGAGCCAGCAAACGGAGATCGCCTTCACCGGCGAGCATAATGAAAAGCGCGACTTCTTTGCTCGTATTGATATCGAGCGTCACTGGACGCGCATAATCGTTATCAAACGGCATAATTTCGCCAGCCGGTAGCTTTTCCCAGCTATGAATGTCATTCAATGTAATCATGGTATTGGCCTTTCTTGACCGTTGTTTTGGTGATGAGGCGGGAGTGATCGTAGAGGGCGCTACACCCTATTCGGGTTAAGCGCCCTTATCGGTTTGGGAAACCGTCCTCAAGAGGTTCTTTTGCTCCGCAAAAGGACTGCCGTGGGGTTCCCTGCCCTTATGGGGCCACTGGCTCCTTGTCGATGCGCTCCAGATCAACCTTGTCCATCACGGCATCGTAATCACTGACCGGCAGAGCTTCGATCAACGCCGGTCCGAACTGCGTATTCCCCTCGATCACGCACTGCCCGAGCGTGATGCAATCGAACGGGTCAATTGTGGAGGTCCAGAACGGCTTGAGGTGAATGTCAGCCGGTACGAGATAGGCGTCTTTCGTAAGCCTCGGGTTTTGGGTTTCTACAGCCCAAATAGCGTTACGATCCTCATCGAAACCGGCATCGACCTCCGGCCTATGGAACCGACCGCCGATGCCGGGGGGAACGAAATTCCAGCGGAAATTCTTGGGTCCATAGCCATAAATGTCATCCGGCTGATCATGGTCATTATCGATGTAATCATTTTTCACGATCTCCACCGCTTCTGGATCAAGATGATCCTCCAGAAACGCCGGCAGATCATCCGGCGACAGCGCCGCCAGATACGGGTCTTCCATCCGCTCAAACAACTGCTCCGGAGCACAATAAGCGACGACCATGACGACGCCGCCACCGGGTACACGAGGCACATTCAAATCGAACTCAATCGCTGCAGCGCCTTCGACAATCGATGTTGTCATTGCGTCGGCATCAGATGAATACCGCTTGGACATGCCAAAGCGGGTATCGCCACGTCGCAGCAGGATAGGCTGGCGCCACGCCTGCTCTGTGACCTGAATACCATCCATCAACAAATCGATAATCATGTCCTCATGCGCATTATAGCGCTTGCGGATATTCGCGAATATCTGCGCCTTTCTCGCAGTCTCAAAGTTCGCCAGCGAGATGGTAATCCCGTTATCCTCCAATACGGCTACAGCGCCCAGCAAGTCCGCTCGCAGGTTCTTGATATCCGTGATCGGCTGACCTGCAGGCGCATTCGGGTCGAAAAGCATCTGTTTCGCTGAGTTTGTATTGCCACCGAACTCGACGCCCCCCGCAACGTATTTCGGTTGCGAGCCCGCCGAAACAGGGACATAACGCCCGCCGTTCAGTGTCCCCTGTATGGCGAGATTTTGCTGGGCAACGCTCAACGCTACCTCGCCTTGCATCACCGCCTGATCAAAATCCGGCACAATATGAGAGAACATATTTTTCGGCCACATCGCTTGCGCGAGCGTCTTATCGAGCAGCTCACGCTGCGGAATATTTGCCGACACCTCAGCGCGGGCAAAATTGACCAACGCATTATAGGCGCGAACATAGGACATGTTGGCCATTTGCGTTGCCCGTCTATGCTTGCCAAGCCGCTGGTGCACCTGATTAGTTTCCGGCGCACCGGCTGGCTGCGTCACGAAATACGGTGTAGGTGCCGCTTCACCGTCACGCTTACGGCCCGTATAAGCAAGGTCGAGATCGTCAGCGGTGCGAAATTCTGGCATCGCCAAATTTGGCACAAGCCATGCCTCGCAGACCACGTCGATCCCGTTGAGTAGCACCTCAACCGTCTGTTGCATCTCAAACGCGAACGCAAAGCGCCCACGCATACTGTCTTCACGCAAGAGCGGAATTGTCGCTACGGGGACAACCTTGCCAGCTGGCAGGGAGGTCATATTACGCAGGTTATGCTTTCTGCGTGTACGTGGCACCGCGATAGGCGTTGTTGCGTGACGTGTTTTCATTTGAGCCATTTTTTAACACCTTTCAAAATGTTACCTGTTTGGGCTACTACGTTTTTGCCTACGCGTCTAGCGCGTCGGCATGTTTTGCAGGGCCTTTTTTTCACGGCCCCATCCACGGTTCGAAGAAATCGAACGCGGCCTTGCCAAACGAATTGAAGTCTTTTTTGGGGTCTCTTGTAAGCGCCCCCGCCTTGACACTGTCAAAGGCGTTGGTGACGGCTTTCGCCACAGGCTGCCCCATGGTCTTATACCGCTCATCGCTGGTCATGCCTGTGACATTGTACCAAATGTCATCCCACCCCGCGTAGACACCCGCGACCATTTCCACCAGTTCGCTCTCGCCGTACCGCTGGGTAAATGGCGCGGCCCCGCCTGTCGTCGGGTCTACGCTGTACTGCACCCAAGGGTTCGTAGTTTCCGGGGGCTTAAATTCAGGCATCATTGGTGCACCTGCATTTGTTGCCAACCGCGCCGACTTAAACGCGGGCGCGGCGAAGGACGCCCCAGCATTCGCCGTGATCGATCCTCGCCCGGTATTCCACCCTAATGCCCCCGCCATACCAAAATCGGCGGATGGCGCGGGTGGAAAATAACTCTTGGACGTAGGGAGTGCACTCTTGAAGAGCGAACCTGTGATGGTGTCCAATGTGGACCCCACAGCGCCCGCGAGGACACTACCAAATGACGGCACCGCGGCTTTCGCTTGTGCTGCGGCCATAGCATTATGGCCGGTCGTTGTCGTCGTTGAAAACGCCGACAAGCCGCCCGCATTGAGGATAGTCATGGGATGATACCCATTCTCAATTGCGGCTTTGTTCATGTCCGCGAGATTTGCCACGTTGTTGGTGACGAGGGGGACTTTAGCCGCCTCTTCCATCAACTTCGCGTTTCTTTTCGCGTCTTTCCTTCCGAAGATACCCGAAATCAGTGATCCCAGAAATGCCTGATGGATTTCTGGGCCACCGCTGTTCAGAAGGAAGTCAAGAATTATGTCACGCATTTCTCTTGTTCCTCTTGTACAGCACTATACCTATCTGGACCGTAACAGCGCCAAGCGCCCCGGCCAGATTTACGAACGTATTGGCATGCTCTGCCGCCACACCGTAGGTTACGAGGACACCGGCCACATACAGGCCAGCACGACGGACGACGGGCGCTAAAAGCTCCCTGCTTATCGATCCGATTACCTCTAGTTTATCCATTTAATCACCCCCTTTCGTTCCGCTTCACTGCACTGATTTGCGGATTATTACAACCGCTATTTTTTACACCATGGCACCCAGTCTTTACTTGCGCCACCGCCTGATCGGCGTGGCGCTAGCCTATCCGGCCTTGATTTACATACCTTTTTTTGGTCTTCGCGCGCCGAGAGCGACTGCGAGGCAGGCTCGACCTGTTTTTTTTGTGGTCTGTTTTTGGCCGTTGGCTTTTTTATTGTTGGTTGCTGTGTTGCTTTCGCAACATGTTGCTGTGGTATCGGCCCCGGCCTAAT